CTACTTGCTGACCACAAGTGGCAAATCCAGTGTCGGCGTGATTTTTGTTTTACGATCATAAATCAACACCTGATTTTCTGTTTTATGTCCACTGAAAATCTGTTTGTCGCGACTGCTTCCTTCGTAATCTGATATCCCTTTGGCTTTTATGTCATGGAAATTGCACCCAAACGGGACGCCGGATTTTTTCTCGGCTGCGTGTTTAGCCTGGTTCCACCAGTTGTTTAGCGTTTTAGCTATGACCTTCCCGCCCTTGGTTGTGTTGATCACATATTCACATGTGCCTGAAGATACATTTCTGGCTAACTGGATCGCGGTTCGTAATCGTGGAGACCATTCCTTGATTTGTTTGGTGCCGGTCTTGTTTTGCTCAATGTAGATCCCTTTATCCATAATATCCTGCCATTTCAGCTCGAGCACATCACCGAGTCTTGCCGCACAAAGATAGGATATCTCCATTGCAATGCGTAACTGTGGTATTGCTTCCGCATATATCGCCGCATACTGTTCATCTGTGATGTAAACAGTGCGGGCTTTAAGCGTAAATTTCCTGACTCCTTTGCATGGGTTATTCTTCACATATCCACGCTCATATCCCCACCCGTATACACGACTGAGACTTGCCAGTTCATGGTTTGCCTGGGTCTTGCTCTCAATCCCCCGTTTATCCATGAAAATTCTTACCTGCTCAATTTTTACATTATCAGCCAGTACTTTTCCGAAGACTGCCAGCAACGCCCTCTGATGTTGCCGATAATCTTTTTGGGTTCTGGGGGCCAGTTCTGTAAATGCGGGGGAATCCATAAACATGTGCCATAATTTAGCGACGGTCATTATGTTGTGGCGTTTTGCTTTTTCCAGTTCATAATTCTGCCAGACTTTAGCTATGGTGGTTTCCCGCACTCTTCCGAGCCCTATAGTTTTTGTGCTTCCTTCGGGTTTCCATACGTAACTGTAACCATTCGATCTAACACGTGGCGGTAGTGCATTATCTTTTTTGTTTTTTCTTGGTCTTCCCATTGTTCAGCGCCTCAAAATCGGGGTCAGCAGAAACCAGTTCAGATACTTTCGGTATCGCAGTCAGTCCGCGCGGGACATCACTGCGAAGAACTATTGGTTCGTTTTTAGGACCGGGTACAAATGGGATACCGTGCAACCTTAACTGTTGTTGCTGTTTTGTATACCGTTCGTATCTCGTGATCTCTTGAATTTCTGCTGGCGATAGAGTTAATTCGTACATGTGGTCACGTGCCTTACAGCATGACCGCCGCCACTATAGCTGGTGGGCGGCGATATGGGTTGAACATTAAAAATCAGCCTGATTCGGGAACAGTTTTTGCCAGATAGCTGAAACGTATTTTGCCTGGTAACGCGCATCGTGCAGGGCATTATGGCGTTCACCCTCAAATGTGATGACACTTCGAGCATCGAAATCCATCACCAGCCCCAGGGCAACAATCGTTCTTACATCACGATCATTGGTGTAATGCCACGGGCAGGGGATCTCCTGCCGTTCATATGAACGGCGTAAAATCACGTTGTCGAAGTTGGCTCCATTTCCCCAGACCTGAACAAAAAATTCACCGGAGTTTTCGTCGATAAATTCCCGTAATTGCAACAGTGCGTCATCCAACGGGATTTCATCGGTCAGAATGGCTGATTGTGCTTCCCGTGACTGTTTCAGCCACCACTTAATGGTGTCCCGATCGATGACTCCGCCTGCGGTTTCCAGATCGATAGTTTTGCTGAATTCTGGCCCCATCTCTCCGGTTGCCGGATCAAAAAACGTACCGGCCAGAGCGTTTATTGGGGCATCAGGATTTTTGCCCATTGTTTCAAGGTCAATCATCAGATGGTGCCACAACCTGCTGGTGGATGTGCTTTCACGATGACCGTTCACCTTAATTAAGGGATTTGCTGTCTCGCCACTTTCATTATCTGTGGTGTGGTAGTGATCGCCGCCAGAGCCTTCCATTTCCTCCTGAGCTTCAGCCTGATTTTCTTCATCGAGTGTTTCCTGGTAGGTTGCGTTGCCCATCACCGCGCCACAATCAGGGCAGTTGCCGCCACTGCTCTGACCGCAGGCGGTACAGACTTTTTCCTCTTCCTGTTGCGCTACTGGTTCGGATTGTTTCGTTTCTGGCTCGTCTTGTAACGCATTTGGGCTGTTTTGTTCCGCTTTTTGGTCGTTCTGTTCCGTTTCTGACTGGTTCTGGTTCACAGAATCGCAGGTTTCAATCCCCTTCACCCATTTCGGATCATTCGGGTCGCTAATCCCTTCAACAAACTCACCACGTGATGCAGCAAGCAACTTATCGGCGTCAGGCTGGCTGATATTGGCTGCCTGCATAATTTTGTTTACTTCGTCAGCGGTAACTTTTGCCGGCTCTGGTTGTTCTGAATGTTCAGATGTATCTGTATTTTGCGGTAAGCCCGTGTATGTGCCGTTTTTGCGGGCAAAATATTCTTCTTTCGTGATTTCAGTAGCCCCGGCAGCCAGCGCCTTGTCCAGACCAGAAAGTTTGTTTGCGCGACCGTATTTTTCCCCGTCCTTATCGGTAAAGACGAAATAAAAAGGCCCTTCACGCTCTACAGATGGTTCAGCTTCCACCAGGATTTCATTTTTTTGAGTATCGGATTCTGCCGTCTCCACTGAATCAGTTTGTTCTGCTGACAGGTGGAGAGCATCAGCAGGGCTCTGGTCTGTTTCTTCATGTTCAAATAGGCCCTTTGTAGTCAGGTATTCAGTGATGTATTTGTTCAGCGCCACGGGATCTTTATGAATGTCGATCGGACGTTCACGAACAAGGCCGAAAATAGTCTGACGGCTGTATAGAAGTGCATCAGGTTGTTTGCGCATTGATGCCGAGATGCGCTTCCAGTCTTCGCGGTCGTTGTCGATAACTTCTTTTTTTGCCCAGCGATGGATGGTACCGTCAATGTTTCCGGCATCCACATCACCAGGCCAGAGAGCGTAGGCCAGTTCGTCATCCAGTGTTTTCCATGTCTGCCTGTATTCGCGATGAATGGCAGCAATGACCGGGCTGATTTTTCCTGTTGAATTTTCAGTGTACTGTTGATTGGCTTTGGCGCGGGCGAGATCAACAACAGACGTGTATTTTCCGGTTTCCTTGCGTTCACCTTCGCGACGTTTTTTCCAGATGCGCATCTCTGCCTGAATTTCGGGCCATTTAGCACCAGGCTTACATTTATGCTTAACCCACCCGATGGCATGCAGTTTAATCTCCGGATACATGGCGTTAACTTCTGGCATTTTCATCAACGCTTCAACGATATGTCCGTCGAAGGTTGCCATGTCTTCCTGCAACAATTCCTGTGCGCTAATCACCATATCAACGGTGATGTTTTCACATGTGTCGAACTTAACCATGACAGCGTTCTGTACTTCAGGGGCCAGCTTGTCAAAAGTGACGTTCATCGGATCTGATTCAGTCTCAACCGGGACAAAGGTAGCAGACTCCTCATCCCAGCGGTTTTCCAGCATATATTCAGCATCCCAGGAGTCGAGGGCTGGGCGGGGTGTACCGGGTTTATCCTCACAGACAAGAAATTTATAAGCGCAGTCCTGAGCAGCCGGATAATGTTCAAGGAATTGCCAGTGAAATTTTGCGCGGGCGCGACGTTCATCACCGGCTTCAATGGCAGTGGCCACAGCAACAGCGCCCTCGTTTTTTATTGCCTGTTCGTCAGGAATGGCGGCGCAAATAAATATTTTACTCATTGTGTTTAAACCTCATTACAGATTTCAGGGTGAACGAATCCCTGCCATTGCTGGCATTTTTAATCCGTTGGTATGGCGTTAATATGGCTGGTGGGTTATCCAGCCGGTGTTTCGTTATTCAGGTACAGTGATACTTTGTTTAACGGGAGGCATTCACCAGAAATTTTTTGCTCGTCTCTTGCCTGGAGGCAGGATCCTTTACTGGCATAAATTCCGGTAATCACATTCTGTGGCTCACCTGTTATCAGAAAAACCGTCATCATCAGTGCAAACGCTGAACTCACTGCTGCCCTCCGAAAATGCCAAGTTCAAGAAGGGCAATTCTGGAGAGTATGGAATTATCATTGAGAAGATAAGGCTCATATTTTCTCATCCTGATGGCGTCCTCAGTAAACTCCCGGTTACTGAGCAGAATACCAATATTAAAACACCCTTCAGACGTATTAACGTTTGGTAGTGACGTTTCCATTATCGCGTCCTCAACAATGAATTTTGTGATGTGGTGCCTGGTGCCTCCAGGTGACGTTAACCAGTTAACAATTAACGCCGGAATACAGAATCACCCATAACGCTGTTTTTAGCTTTAACTGTTCCGCGTGCGCTTAGCCGCATTCACCGCATCACAAAATACACTTTAAAAATGGCGGATATCCATTTCCGCCGAATCACCAGAAAAGTGATAACAGAGGTTGTTGTGGCGGTGTTGTCACTCAGGCGTATGGTCAACCTGACAACCCGGTGCATTTTCTGGAGCAATGGAGGAAGCCCCAGCCATACTTACCGCCGCGCCATTTCGCGGATTGCCACAACCGGAAGCGCATGATCGAATTACATTTAACGACGACCTGTACAGAGAGACTAACTTCGCCGTGCGCTTTCGTGTTATGCCCTGACTTTTCAGGGAAATATCCTTTCAGCAAACTGTCAGTGCCGGATTCTTATCCGTGTCCGGCACACGACCACACGTGACAGCGTGTTGGTCTCCATCATTAACCCGGAACCTCTATAGAGGATAATATGCAAGTTGATATTATTAGCCCTGTAATGATCCATATGCTTGCGCACATCAGGCTCTTCTGGCACTAATCAACGCCGGAAAAATTGAAAATTCCGCGATGTGCTTTGAAGAGTTGAAACAACTTGTGCGCTTGTATGAATATATTAAAAAACAATCACAAGATACGGCGTAATATTTAAAATACTTTCTGTTATATGGGGCTGCTATAATGCTGGCCCATATTTCTAACCCCTCTATAAGAAAAACATATTATTATGGCAATTTCTTCGGTAGCTCTTCAGAAAGCTGAGTTGTTTTAATTATGGTTTATTAAATAATCATCGCTTTCACATTTGAGTGATTTTATGGCAATCCAGATGCGGGCTTCGGTGCCTGCATTTGGTTCCAGTTGCTGTAGACGTTTTGCATCTTCCAGTAGTAAGGCGATAACGTGTTTCAGCTTCTCATCATTCGCTTGATTCTTGTTTTCAAGCGAATTTTGTCCGCCGAATGGCCACTTTTCTTCGTACAGCCCGATAAAGGTTCGACGCACGTTACCGGATATATTATCGATGGTTTCTTTTTCTACGGTACTCAGGTCAAGAGTCGCCAGTTGAGAACGAACTATATTCGCTGCCATTTCCTGGAATGGTACTGGTAAATCTTTAAATTCCATCGTCAACCTCATCAGTCAGTGTTTCTGGCTAACCAGCGACGCGCGCCAGCTTCAGTTTTAAACGTTTTGCTTCTGGTATACGTCATCGCGGTAAACGTGCCGTCCTGGTTAGGGAACACACCGCATACCAGAGATTCGTTGTTGCCAAGATTGAGCGTATCCATGTTGACCTCATTCCCCCTTAACGCCGGGGCGCGGAACTAAAAACCTGCTGCGCTGTTATACAAAGTGTTCCCGCCGTCATGTTCATACGCCTCGGGCTGGCTACTTAACCCCTGACCACTGCCGGGTAACTCGAAGTATTGCCTGGCGTTCTGTGGGGCGGGGTGGCATGGGGAACTATAGGTAATGCCTAATCTGTTGTCAATAGGCTATGCCTAATGTTTTGCGTGCAACCTAATAGACAATGGTATGTGGGAGAGGTAATAGGAGTTAACTAACGGGATCTAGGCGTTTCCCGTCGGACCATATAAGTCTAAGTTCCTGTCTTGGTGATGTTCTGGCTTTTTCGTTCTGGTTCTTGATTTTTCAAGTAGTTACCTACCTTCATTTCCATAGCAGCAATGTAGGCGCGAACGTCATGATCAACCCAACCAGGTTCCGTAGCATTTCCAGATAAGAGGAAAGCTACAATTGCTCTTTTTTCATCAGAGGCGGCTTGATAAAGGCTGTTTATGTTTGAAAGTGCACCGTTTGTATCTGAACTGGAAGGGGTTGGTATGGGGTATTTGTTAAGGCCCCAATGCTCTGGACCAACTACATCAGAAAAGAAACGCCATAGTTCTGGAAGTTTGTCTTTACTTATTGAACCTTTCTTCATCCAGTCATGAATTGATGGTGGTTGGACGTTGAAATGGCGTGCGATCTCCGCCTTTGATTTGACGGCTCCTGATGCAATTTTTTTGTTAATGGCCTGCTCTATCGCTCGGCCTAAGTCTTTACCACTAAGCATTGCTTAATAGTCTCCTATGCGCATCGCATTAGGCAATCCCTACCCTTAGTGTGTTAGGCATAGCCTATTGACAATAATGTTAGGCGCAGCCTAATATTATTGTGTGTTTTTTGGAGTTCATTCGATGAAAAAAGAGAACTATTCATTCAAACGAGCTTGTGCTGTTGTCGGTGGGCAATCAGCAATGGCTAAGCTTTTAGGTGTATCACCTCCAAGTGTAAATCAATGGATCAAAGGTGTACGTCAGCTGCCTGCTGAGAGATGTCCAGCGATTGAACGAGCAACAAAAGGTGGTGTCCTGTGTGAAGAACTTCGTCCTGATGTTGACTGGTCATACTTACGACGCTCGTCATGTTATTCGCAGAATATGTCGATGAAGCAACCAAATGACGAAAACGATCATACCCGAAGCATCAAGAGGCAAATGATTCATGAAAATCAAGCATGAGCACATCCGTATGGCGATGAATGCCTGGGCATATCCTGATGGTGAGAAAGTTCCCGCAGCTGAAATAGCCCGGACTTATTTTGAGCTGGGGATGACGTTCCCGGAACTGTACGACGACAGCCATCCGGAAGCCCTGGCTCGTAATACCCAGAAAATTTTCCGCTGGGTGGAGAAGGACACGTCTGATGCTGTTGAAAAAATTCAGGCGCTGTTACCGGCGATCGAAAAGGCGATGCCGCCTTTGCTGGTGGCCCGTATGCGCAGTCACAGTTCTGAATATTACCGGGAGATCGTCGAACGACGGGATCGGCTGGTGAAAGATGTGGATGATTTTGTCGCTGTAGCGATCGCCTGGGGCACCCTGACTAACAGTGGTGGTCAGCCTGGTAATGCAGTTGTTGTGCATTGACCAACAATATTTATACCGGATTTCTTTCGGAAGTTCGTGGGTAAAGTTCGGTATCAGAAGAGGTGAGTATGGCTAATGCCTGGCTCAGATTGTGGCATGACATGCCAAATGACCCCAAGTGGCGAACGATTGCCAGGGTATCAGGACAGCCAATCGCAACAGTGATGGCAGTGTATATCCATCTTCTGGTGAGCGCGTCACGAAATGTCACGACATGTCACGGCGTGTCACTACGTGGTCACATTGATGTCACGACGGAAGATTTAGCAAGTGCGCTTGATGTGACGGAAGACGTAATTGATTCAATTTTGCATGCAATGCAGGGGCGGGTTCTGGATGGTGACCTTATTTCCGGATGGGAAAAACGTCAGGTGCTGAAAGAGGACAATGGTAACGTTTCGCAAACGGCAAAATCCCCGGCAGAGCGCAAGAGAGCGCAGCGGGAGCGCGAAAAGCTGCGGAAATATGATGCTGATTGTCACGATGAGTCACGACGTGTCACGCATCTGTCACGACAAGTCACGACAGATAAAGATACAGATACAGAATTAAACCCCACACATAACGCGCGCATGCGCGAGAGTGCTCCAACCGGTGAGTCGCATGGTGCGCCGTTGCAGACAGCCGAACCTGAATACCTGGACGGCCTGAGCGAACCCATCGGGAAATTTTCGATGACTACTGTCTGGCAGCCGTCGCCGGATTTTCGACAACGGGCGGCAGTGTGGGGTATGGCTCTGCCTGAGCCGGAATTTACACCTGCTGAGCTTGCCGCATTCCGGGATTACTGGATGGCGGAGGGGAAGGTTTTCACGCAGGTTCAGTGGGAGCAGAAATTTGCCCGCCACGTGCAGCACGTCAGGGCACAGGTAAAACCAGTCAGCAAGGGGGTAAGCCATGCAGCATCAGGTGGCACGGCATCACGGGCAGTTCAGGAAATCCGGGCAGCACGCGAACAGTGGGAACGTGACAACGGATTTATCAGCAACGGAAACGGCCTGGAAGCTGTGGGAGCTTATGGGGGAGGTGTATTCGAACCGCTGGACTCAGAAGAACGGGGCCGCACCTTCGAAGCTCTGGATTGCCCAGATTGGTGCGATGACTGAACAGCAAATCCGTCTGGTCTGCCGTCAGTGCATGGACCGCTGCCGGGCGGGTGAAACGTGGCCCCCGGACCTGGCTGAGTTTGTTGCGCTGATTTCGGAGAGTGGGGCAAATCCATTTGGTCTTACGGTGGATGCCGTGATGGAAGAGTACCGGCGCTGGCGCAATGAATCCTGGCGATACGACGGGAGTGATAAATACCCGTGGCCACAGCCTGTGCTGTACCACATCTGCCTCGAAATGCGTACCAGAGGGATTGAGCGCCAGATGACGCAGGGTGAGTTAAAACGACTTGCGGAACGGCAACTGACGAAATGGGCAAAGCATGTTGGTAACGGGATGAGTGTTCCGCCAGTGCGACGACAACTGGAAGGGGCGAAACACCCTCAAGGCCCAACGCCAATTGAACGGCTGAAACAGGAATACGAACGCCGGAAGGCAGCTGGTTTTATTTGAATCTGGGAAACGATTTTGTCGGAGGAAATATTAATGGAAACCGTATTTGACGCACTGAAAGCACTGAAAAGAGCCTCTTCACAGGTAGTGGCGTCCCGCCTTGGAATCAGCCGTGAAGATGCGGTCAACGAACTGTGGAAACTGAAGCGCCGTGGTGAAGCGGATAACAAGGGGTCGATGTGGTGGCTGACTCAGGCAGGTGAAAGTGAACCAGTGTCACCGGTACCGAAAGTGACAGCGCAAATGCTGACTGAGGCGATTGAACAACATGGCCCACAAACGGCGGATGAGCTGGCACTGATGTTCGGGATTACCTCCCGCCGGGCGAATTCATCGCTGGCCATGGCAATCAGCAAAGGGCGTCTGATTCGCGTGAATCAGGGCGGTAAATTTCGTTACTGCATACCGGGCGCTGATTTACCGGCAGAGCCGGAAGCTGCATCCGTAGCGGAAACCGATGGTAAAGCCTTTCCTCAGCCAGCAGGTGTTGCGTTACCAGTCCGGGAAGCTGCAACACAGGAAGATATTAAAACAGAAACTGTGGCTGATATTGTGCAATCGTTGCCATCGGTCACCGAAACGAAAGCAGATGACCTGATTCTACCATCGCTGCATGTGGCTAACCGCGAGCTGCGCCGGGCAAAAGGTCAGGTTCAGAAGTGGGAGCGAGTCTGCGCCGCGCTGCGGGAGCTGAACAAGTGCCGGGATATTCTCCGGGATATTACCGCCACCAGAGAACAGCAGCGGTGAGTGGGTGGAAGACGTGGTGCCGGGCGGAAATCATGATACTCCGGCAGTGTGCGGGAACGATGAAGGTAAAAAGCATTAGCGCACTTATCGGACGAACTGAAGCGGCAGTGAGAACGAAGGCACGGGAGCTGGGCATCAGCATGATGTTACGTGGTGATTTTCACCCGTCGGCAAAATATTCTCAGCGTGATATTGAGCTGGCGCGGCAACTGCATCAGAGAGGCATGCAAAGAAGGGAAATTGCCAGAAAATTAGGCATGCCGCTGCACATAGTGAATAACTACGTTTATTTCGACAGGAGGGTTCAGGCGTGAGGGTGAGAATTTATATCGCCGGTCCAATGACGGGATATGAAAATTTCAACCGCGAGGCGTTTCACAGGGCGGAAGAAGCACTGAAACGGGAAGGGCATACCGTTTTAAACCCGGCAGTACTTCCGGACGGGCTGACTCAGCCGCAGTACATGGATATTTGCATGGCAATGATTCGTTGTGTGGATGCGGTTTATATGCTGAATGGCTGGCAGCGGTCAGCGGGCGCTAAGGCAGAACTGGCACTGGCGGAGAAACTGGGACATGCGGTTATTTTCCAGGAGGCAACAAGTGAGCGAAATTAAAGAAATGCAGGTAGAACGTGATGAATATGGCTGCTGGACACATCCGGAGTATGAAAAGTTTTGCGCAGGTCGTGAATATATTTCCACCGAGGAATTTGACGCCTGGATGAAGGTAAATAATCTTCAGTGGACTATTTGCAGTATGGATGAAGATGATTTTAATTCAGATGCAGATGACTCCGGTATTTCCGCCTGGGAACCGGAACGACCAGAGGGAGAAGGCTGGTTTATTGGCTCCATTCATGATACTGAAGATGGCCCGGTTTGTGTCTGGTTGCGAAACAAGGTAATGGCGTAGATGAAAATAGAAAAAGCGAAAGTACAGCTCAGGATAATGCTTGCTGGTCCGGCTGCGAGTTATATGACACATTCGCCAGCCATAAAAAAGGTCCTTGATGAACTGGAGGCCAAAGACAAGCGCATTGCAGAACTGGAGGCAAGGGAAGTCCAGTTACCGGTTGGTTATGAACTTCGCTATGGACACCCGATAAATGCTGATGAGCGCCATATTATGATACCTAAGGACAATGGCAGCTGGCTTTATCTGGCTGACTTAGAACATGCACTACGTGTTGCTGGCATTCGCATCAAAGGAGAGCGATGTGGAAATAAAACCAGAAGATGAGTTAAGTAATATTGTTTTATTTCCGGTAAAAGAGGATGACCCACGTAATCAGGTTAATTTTCTTTATGAGCCATCGGAAAGACCATACTGCCATCACGCCTCTGTCCGGGTTGACGAAAAAGAGCGTCAGGTCCGCTGTAAAATCTGCGGTTCAGTTGTGGAGCCGTTTGACTGGATGCTCTCTGTGGCGAAAAGAGAAACCAGACTGGCAGATGATGTAAAGCTATTGCGCCAGGAGGAACAGGAAAGGCGAAAAAATATAGAAAAGTTAATTCAGATTGAGCGTAACGCGAAAGCGCGGATACGCAGGGCGTCAAAATCCAGAACTGAATAATTAAATTCAGCACTGTTAAAAATTTAATCCTTAACCGGAGGGATTCCTGCACCCTCAGAACATAAGGAGACCGCCTGAAAGGGTGGTAATGAAAAATGACTGAATTAACCAAAGAGCAATTAATCAAGGAAGCCAAATTAAAAATAGCGGTTGCGAACTGTTACCCTAATTCAGAGATGGCCAGGGTAGAGGGAGAGCTATTCAAAATTGCACTGGCATCGCTGGAAGCAGAACCGATAGCGTGGGAATACGGTGAAAACATAATCCTGTTTAACCCTGACACAGTTGAAGCATACGCAAAACGTGCGGAAATATCACCTAAACCACTATTCTCCGCGCCGCCAGCGCTGGTAGTGCCTGATAAGTTGCCGCGTGAATACAGAAACGGTTGGCCTCTTGCGTATAGTGATTATGCTGAAGGCTGGAACGACTGCCGCGAAGCCATGCTTCAGGGAGATAAATCATGATTAATCGTATCAAGCTGGAGCACATCCTCGAATATGCCAGGCAGCAGAGGCATATTGGTCAGCATTGTAAAATTCCACCAGGAGATATGGTTGAAATCATGGAGATTGCCATGCGCAAGGCTGGCAATTCTCCGGTAACTCCGGATGGTTGGATAAGCTGTAGTGAGCGAATGCCGCCAGTTGGTGTTGATGTACAACTGTTTGTGTCCTGCACGGGTGAACAGTTTACAGGTTTTAACCTGGATAATACGGGTGACTTCCAGTATGCGCAGTGTTTCGGTGCGCCCATCGTGTGTGAAGCCACACACTGGATGCCGCTACCAGAACCGCCGAAGGAGGTGCGCCAATGAGCTGGCCTGAAGCCTTCTCAAATGTTGGTATTGCAATGGCGGTGGCGCTGGTTGTGTATTCGATTTGCCGCTGGGGATAAATTGCTGAAAAAAGATCCCGACACACACATGAGTCGGGATCTTTGATTTATATATCCTACGAATCCGCCAGTAAGAGAGGGGGCGGACGGTTTATTTTAATACTGGAATTATGTGGGGAAAAGTTTATAAGAAATCGGTTTCATAACTTTGTCCGCCATGATAAATACCTGCGATAAAGACTTTATTGCCATCAACGGCAAAAGCAATAATCGTTCTGTGGCGGAAGTGAGTTACCCGCATTCCCTGTCGAATATCATCGCGTTTATTGCCCCGATGCGGGAATGTGGAAAACCCATCAAGATAATCAAGAAGTGCATTGGCATAATTGTCAGCAATGACGTTCCCTGCTTTCTCCGTTATATATCTGTGCAGGTTGATTATTTGTTGTTCGGCCTCAGGAGTAATGATGACTTCATATGTCATGCAGATTACTTCCCGGATCGAATCGCGGCGCGAACCTGTGAAATGGAGCGTCCGTTGTTTGGATTTTCGCGGATAGAATCAAGAGATGGGGCGGCTGAATGCGTTAACCACGCTTCGATTGCTTTATCGCGCTCATTCAGTGCGCGAAGCCCTTCACGAATGACCTCACTTTCTGAAGCATAGGCACCGGAAGCCACACGGGCGCGCACCATGTCAGCCATCTCGTTAGTTAATGTAACGCTGAATTGTTGGGTTGTACGCATGGTAAACCTCACGGAGTAGGATAGAACACTATTCGATGATAGCACGCTTCCTGTTGACGACAACAGAAATCAGAGACAATATTGCCGCACGCCAGCCTGAACAACTGGCACCTGCTGCGCCAGCAGAGACAACCGATGGCGCAAGATACCAAATTACACAATTCGGATAACTCCGCCGCCCCTGCCAGCAGGCACGGGCGGCGTTCTCATGCATTCAAATCTGACTGGTTCCAGCATGACCCATGCACTGAAGAACAGGCCGAATGGCTGATCCAGTGCTACCGCAGACGTGGTTACGAGTTTCAGAAAGATCTCAGCTTCGATCGTCGTCACTGGATAATCTCCGTCAGGCTCCCTTATTCCGAACGCCCACCGCGTCCGTCCCGCACATTCCAGCAGCGCATCTGGAGGTAACGTGCGGGTATTACTTCGACCTGTTCTGGTACCGGAACTCGGGATGGTGCTCCTTAAGCCGGGCCGTGAATCAATGTCAGCATTCCATAACGGCAGAATATTGATGGAGCCGGAACCGAAAAACATGCGCGGTCTGCCGTCCGGAGTCGTTCCTGCCGTTCGCCAGCCGCTGGCAGAGGATAAAACATTACTGCCATTTTTCAGCGATGAGCGGGTTATTCGTGCAGCAGGTGGTGCAGGTGCACTGTCTGACTGGTTATTACGTCACGTGAAATCCTGCCAGTGGCCACACGGCGATTATCATCACAGCGAAACAGTCATTCACCGTTACGGTACCGGCGCGATGGTGTTGTGCTGGCACTGTGACAACCAGCTGCGCGACCAGACATCAGAATCACTCGATCAACTTGCTCAGCAGAATCTGGTTGCCTGGATGATTGACGTCATCCGTCACGCAATAAGCGGTACGCAGGAGAGGGAGTTATCGCTGGCCGAATTATCCTGGTGGGCGGCCTGCAATCAGGTGGTGGATGCACTACCTGAGGCAGTAGCGCGTCGTTCGCTGGGATTACCAGTGGAAAAAATCCGCTCCGTATACCGTGAGAGTGACATCGTACCGGGAGAACAGACAGCCATCAGCATACTGAAGCAGCGCACAAAAAATATTGCGCTGCCACTTCACGTCCACCAGCAACAAAATCCACCACAGAAAAAAACGGTTGTCAGTATCGCCGTTGATCCGGAGTCTCCTGAATCGTTCATGAGGCGGCCTAAACGTCGCCGCTGGGTTAATGAGAAATACACGCGCTGGGTAAAGACACAGCCGTGTGCGTGTTGTGGTAAGCCAGCTGACGATCCACATCACCTGATTGGTCATGGTCAGGGGAGAGAGGGAACAAAGGCCCACGATATTTTCACGCTACCGTTGTGCCGGGAGCACCACAACGAACTTCATGCAGACCCGCTGAAGTTTGAGAAAAAGTACGGCTCTCAGATTGAGTTAATTTTCGTTTTCTTGATCACGCCTTTGCGACTGGCGTGCTCGGGTAAAAGAGGTGACTGATGCTCATAGATTTGGTTTTACCTTACCCGCCGACGGTGAACACTTACTGGCGACGCCGTGGCAGCACATATTTTGTATCAAAAGCCGGGGAGCGTTATCGCCGGGCAGTGGCGCTTATTGTTCGCCAGCAGCGACTGAAATTAAGCCTGTCCGGACGGCTGGCAATAAAAATTATTGCAGAGCCACCGGATAAGCGCCGCCGTGACCTGGACAATATTCTGAAAGCACCGCTGGATGCGCTGACGCATGCGGGAGTGCTCATTGATGACGAGCAGTTTGATGAAATCAATATTGTACGTGGAAAGCCAGTATCTGGTGGTCGGTTGGGTGTGAAGATTTACAAAATTGAGAGTGAGTGAGCGTAAATATGATATATCCGGAAATTACAGGCAAAAGCGGCGAACATTTACGCCTGAACACGCTGGAAGCAGTCTGGATCCAGGGGAAATTACGGATGTGGGGGCGGTGGTCGTATATAGGCGGGGGGAAATCCGGAAATATGTTTAACCGGTTACTGGTTTCGAAGAAGCTGACGAAAACAGCAGTTAATGAGGTTTTACGCAGAATGAAGAAATCCGGGCTGGATAAACCGGAACTTGAGGCATTTTTTCGGGATATGACAAGAGGAAAGCAGAAGAGCTGGTTGTCACATTGTACAGACACAGAGGCGTTGATTATTGATCGCGTTATCAGTGAGGTGCTTGGGGAATATCCCGGGCTAATCAATATTCTCCGGCAAAGGTACGAAGGACGGGGTATGAGTAAGAGAAAAATGGCAGAATGTTTAAATCGTACTCACCCGGAATGGTGCTTCAGCACATGTGAGAAACGTATTGCAGGTTGGTTAGCCGTGGCTGAACACATGCTTTATGTACCTATGCATGATTCATTTCGATAAAAAAAGCTTGCTTTTTTACGCAGAAACAGCTTGAATTCCTGTAAGCTTCGCAAAGCTGTATCGCGAGGCGAAACGCAAGTTTTTTTCGCACAAGGAAGCCACCGGAAGGTGGTTTTTTTGTGTCCGTAATATACAGCAGCGCAATAAATTCGCTGGTGGTTATTAATACAGTTCTTTCAGCTTGCTGGCTTTTTCGACAAGAGTTATTGGTGTGTCACGTTAACCGGAAAAGGGAAAAAGACATGCTGAAACAGCAGGATATGACCGAAACCGCCAGAGTGGTGTTTAATGAATTAAGCGTCACCGAACCGGCGACAGTCGGGGAGATTGCACAGAATACTTACCTTTCACGCGAACGCTGTCAGTTAATACTGACCCAGCTTGTTATGGCGGGTCTGGCAGACTATCAGTTCGGTTGTTACAGACGCCTTCAGTCCTGAAGGCTTTTTTATTTGTGGTAAATGGGCGGCTGGTGGGTGTTAGGGGCACTCACCAGCCATCTGCTCATGCGTTGGGGTCACAAGCAAACCTCAGGCCCATCTGCTTTGCGCAAAAGCGGTATGAGCCTATCAGAGACAGGCTTAATGATCCATGCTTAATACTGTAAAAATATCCAGTTGTGAGTTAATCAACGCCGACTGCCTGGAATTTATCCGGTCGTTACCCGAAAATTCTGTTGACCTGATAGTCACGGACCCGCCGTACTTTAAAGTGAAGCCTGAGGGCTGGGATAACCAGTGGAAGGGCGACGATGACTACCTGAAGTGGCTGGACCAGTGTCTGGCGCAGTTCTGGCGGGTGCTGAAACCTGCCGGAAGTCTTTACCTGTTCTGTGGCCATCGCCTGGCATCTGACATTGAAATCATGATGCGTGAACGCTTCAGTGTGCTGAACCATATTATCTGGGCAAAGCCGTCCGGACGCTGGAACGGGTGCAACAAGGAAAGCCTGCGGGCGTATTTCCCCGCCACAGAGCGCATTCTGTTCGCGGAACATTATCAGGGGCCGTATCGCCCGAAAGATGCCGGGTATGAGGCGAAGGGCAGGGCACTGAAACAGCATGTGATGGCCCCGCTGATTTCTTACTTTCGTGATGCGCGTGCTGCCCTGGGGATAACGGCAAACAGATAGTGGATGCACAGGAAAGAAAAACATGGTGTCGCACTGGTTCAGTGCCAGTCAGTGGCAGCTGCCGGACGAAAGTGATTATCTGAAATTACAGGCGCTGTTTGCCCGGGTGGCAGAAGAGAAGCATCAGCGGGGTGAACTGGAAAAGCCCCACCACCAGCTGCTGGAGACGTATACTTCACTGAACCGGCAGTATGCGGAACTGCAGAGTGAATATAAGCATCTGCGGCGGTATTTTGGCGTGACGGCGCAGGTGCCGTACACGGATGTGTGGACGCATAAACCGGTGCAGTACTATCCCGGGAAACATCCGTGCGAAAAACCGGCAGAAATGCTGCAGCAGATAATCAGTGCGAGCAGTCGTCCGGGTGACCTGGTTGCAGATTTCTTCATGGGGTCAGGTTCGACAGTCAAAGCAGCGATGGCGCTGGGGCGTCGTGCAACTGGCGTTGAGCTGGAGACTGAACGTTTTGAGCAGACGGTCAGGGAAGTTCAGGATTTAGTCAGTCAGAACGGATGATATTGCAGGATTAGTTACGTACCGTTATTATCCTGCGCCCGGCCCTTTAGCTCAGTGGTGAGAGCGAGCGACTCATAATCGCCAGGTCGCTGGTTCAAATCCAGCAAGGGCCACCATATCACATACCGCCATTAGCTCATCGGGACAGAGCGCCAGCCTTTGAAGCTGGCTGCGCGGGGTTCGAGCCCCGATGGCGGTCCATTATCGGTATTCAGCGTTGTTAGCTCAGCCGGACAGAGCAATTGCCTTCTAAGCAATCGGTCACTGGTTCGAATCCAGTACAACGCGCCACACTTATTTTCCCGGGCTCGCTTTTGCGGGCCTTTTTTATATCTGCGCCGGGTCTGGTGCTGATTACTTCAGCCAAAAGGAACACCTGTATATGAAGTGTATATTATTTAAATGGGTACTGTGCCTGTTACTGGGTTTTTCTTCGGTATCCTATTCCCGGGAGTTTACGATAGACTTTTCGACCCAACAAAGTTATGTCTCTTCGTTAAATAGTATACGGACAGAGATATCGACCCCTCTTGAACGTATATCTCAGGGGACCACATCGGTGTCTGTTATTAACCACACCCCACCGGGCAGTTATTTTGCTGTGGATATACGAGGGCTTGATGTCTATCAGGCGCGTTTTGACCATCTTCGTCTGATTATTGAGCAAAATAATTTATATGTGGCCGGGTTCGTTAATACGGCAACAAATACTTTCTACCGTTTTTCAGATTTTACACATATATCAGTGCCCGATGTGACAACGGTTTCCATGACAACGGACAGCAGTTATACCACTCTGCAACGTGTCGCAGCGCTGGAACGTTCCGGAATGCAAATCAGTCGTCACTCACTGGTTTCATCATATCTGGCGTTAATGGAGTTCAGTGGTAATACAATGACCAGAGATGCATCCAGAGCAGTTCTGCGTTTTGTCACTGTCACAGCAGAAGCCTTACGCTTCAGGCAGATACAGAGAGAATTTCGTCAGGCACTGTCTGAAACTGCTCCTGTGTATACGATGACGCCGGGAGACGTGGACCTCACTCTGAACTGGGGGCGAATCAGCAATGTGCTTCCGGAGTATCGGGGAGAGGATGGTGTCAGAGTGGGGAGAATATCCTTTAATAATATATCGGCGATACTGGGCACTGTGGCCGTTATACTGAATTGTCATCATCAGGGGGCGCGTTCTGTTCGCGCCGTGAATGAAGATAGTCAACCAGAATGTCAGATAACTGGCGACAGGACCCGTTATAAAAATAAACAATACATTATGGGAAAGTAATACAGCTGCAGCGTTTCTGAACAGAAAGTCACAGTTTTTATATACAACGGGTAAATAAAGGAGTTAAGTATGAAGAAGATGTTTATGGCGGTTTTATTTGCATTAGTTTCTGTTAATGCAATGGCGGCGGATTGCGCTAAAGGTAAAATTGAGTTTTCCAAGTATAATGAGGATGACACATTTACAGCGAAGGTTGACGGGAAAGAATACTGGACCAGTCGCTGGAATCTGCAACCGTTACTGCAAAGTGCTCAGCTGACAGGAATGACTGTCACAATCAAATCCAGTACCTGTGAATCAGGCTCCGGATTTGCTGAAGTGCAGTTTAATAATGACTGAGGCATAACCTGATTCGTGGTATGTGGGTAACAAGTGTAATCTGTGTCACAATTCAGTCAGTTGACAGTTGCCTGTCAGACTGAGCATTTGTTAAAAAATTTCGCATGGTGAATCCCCCTGTGCGGAGGGGCGACTGGTGTATAAGGTGTCATCTCTGACGACAACCTGGAACGAGATACGCGGGTTCAGGGACACCGGACTGAACTCACCGGGAGGCACCGGCACCATGTTCATGGTGATACAGAAATGCGGCTTCAGCCCCTCCCCGGAGGGGCTTTCTTATGGCAAAAAAAAGCCCGCGCTGGGAGACGCGGGCGGCAAGGAATAAACAACAAAACGTGAAGTAATATTTCAGCTGGCGAATAATACCCCATGGTAATCACTCTGCGCAACTGCGCGGCCTTTTTCGAATTGCGGGCTGTAAGTCTCCCTTCTGCCATTGTCCTGTAACTTCCGGACTTCAGCCCGCTCTTTATCTGATTCAGTACACTATCCCGGCCGGGAGGATTCATGACATTTAAACATTACGATGTGGTCAGGGCGGCATCGCCGTCAGACCTTGCTGATGCACTTGCGCAAAAAAATTCGTGAAGGATGGCAACCATACGGTGGGCCGTTTTCTTCGTATACGGATGATGGCGCAGCACTTATTCAGGCGATTGTCGCAGAAGGTGATGTGAGCACACCTGTTGTGGTGAAGCCGACAGGTGGAGAAGGTGCAGTAATCAGTGCCACCAGCGACCCGGAGTATTACTTTGTTGTGGTTCTGGCAGGGCAGTCAAACGGCATGTCGTATGGTTGAAGGTCTTCCGCTGCCGGAGACATATGACCGTCCGGAGCCGCGTATTAAGCAACTGGCGCGTCGCAGTACGGTGACACCGGGTGGTGCAGCATGCAGATATAACGACATCATTCCGGCGGACCATTGTCTGCATGATGTGCAGGACATGAGCCGCCTTAACCATCCGAAAGCGGATCTGTCAAAGGGGCAGTACGGAACCGTGGGGCAGGGGCTGCATATCGCCAAAAAACTGCTGCCGTTTATACCGGCGAATGCGGGTATTCTGCTGGTTCCGTGCTGTCGTGGTGGTTCAGCGTTCACCACCGGAGCTGATGGCACATACAGTGACGCT